CCGTTACTTCAAGAAATTGAAAAGATAAACGCCGGTAGCGAAGCCGATGAGTGGGCAAAGATGTCTGACGATACTGAGTTTATTCATGGTAAAGACTTTATTACTTTAGCCGTGCAGTTTAAGACCGAGAAAGAACGGGAAGAGTTTATAAAGAAAACAAAGTTAAAGGTCTATATAAAACGCAAAACGGTTTGGGTAGCCAAACCGTGATTAAGTACCCGATTTATATTATCTCAAAGGGTCGATTTGAGAGACCGCTTACCGCTAACTTTCTTTTAAAAGAAAAGATTCCGTTCACCGTCGCGGTAGAGCCACAGGAGTACGAAGCTTATTGTGCTGCTCTTGGAAGTAAATATGTCGCAAAACTTCCGTTTAGTAATTTAGGTCAAGGCTCCACCCCTGCACGAAATTGGTGTTGGGAGAATAGTATTCAGCGAGGATATAACAAACATTTTTTATTTGATGATAACATTTATGCCTTTATGCGATTTAATCACGGTAAACGTCTACGTTGCGAGGCAGTACCGGCGTTAAAAGCGCTTGAGAAGTTTTCAGACCACTATATAAATTTGGGAGTGGCGGGATATAATTATTCTTATTTTGCGGTACAGCCTTTAAAGCAACCTTTTTTTCTAAACCACCATGTCTATAGTGGATTACTTATTAACAATAAAATACCGTTTCGATGGCGATTGAAATATAACGAGGACGTTGATTTATGTCTTCAGACTCTTCACTCTAAATACTGGTGCACCGTTGCGTTGAACGTGTATCTAATCCAAAAAGTCTCAACGGTTTCGAAGATGAAGGGCGGTAATCAAACCGAACTTTATAAGAATAATGATTCAGATAAGAAAAAGTTAAAAACAAAATCTTTAGAAATGATTTGGCCTCAATATGTGAAATCAAAATATCGATTCGGCAGACCACATCATCAAGTAAGCTGGGGAAAGTTTTTCAAACAACCTCTTCTTAGAGCTGTGACCCAGGACAACTACAGGTCCAAAAATGCCTAGAAAACTACCCAAGGGCGCGGAGAAATATAAATTTAAAAAGGGTCAATCCGGGAACCCCCAGGGCGGAAAGATTCACAACCCCGAGATTAAAAAAATAAAAGCCCTCACCGAAAAAGAGTTGATAGAGGTGGCGACTTTCGTGCTCGCTTCGAGTGTCGGTGATATTAGACTAAAAATGAAAGATCCGAAAACCCCTGTACTTCAGGGGATGGTATTGGGGCTAGCTTTGAAAACTATGGTCAAAGGGGACGCTTCAGCTTTCAATGCGCTTATGGATCGACTGCTTGGAAAAGTAAAAGAACATATTCAACACTCCGGGAGTGTCGATGGGAGTTCTAAAGTTATTCTCACAATGCCGAAAAACGGATCAGAAGCGGAGTGAATGAGGCTCTGCAGTTCCCGGGTGACGATGAAGTTGTTCACTTCAAACCTCAAGATGGTCCTCAATATAATTTTTTAGCCACGCAAGCCGATATCGCTATTTATGGCGGAGCTGCAGGTGGTGGTAAATCATACGGTCTATTACTTGACCCGCTACGACACGTCTCAAATGGAAAGTTCGGGGGAACTATATTCCGGCGAACCTCAGTTCAAGTGCGAAACGAGGGTGGACTATGGGACGAATCAATGGGTGTGTATCCGCATTTCGGGGGGCATCCGGGTGAGTCTCGCCTTCGATGGAAGTTCCCCAGCGGAATGTCGATGGGGTTTGCCAATCTTGAATATGATAAAGACGTATTTAATTTTCAAGGGGCACAGATACCTTGGATCGGGTTTGATGAGCTAACACATTTTACGATGCAGCAATTTTTCTATATGCTTTCCCGAAATAGATCCATGTCAGGCGTTAGACCGAGAATAAAAGGAACTTGCAATCCCGACCCAGATAGTTGGGTGCGAACGTTTATCGACTGGTGGATTGGTGAGGACGGCTTTCCGATTAAAGAGCGGTCCGGTGTATTGCGGTGGTTTATTCGTTTAGATGATAAGTTCATATGGGCTGATACGAAAGAAGAAATCCACGCTCAATATGGTTACAAAGCAGAGATACAACCAAAGTCTGTGACATTTATTCCTTCAAAACTTCAAGATAATAAAATCCTAATGGAGAAAGATCCAAGCTATCTCGCAAATCTTTTAGCACAAAGCCGTGTTGATCGAATGCGGTTACTCGAGGGCAATTGGAATGTAAGAGCGGCAGCGGGAATGCTTTTTCAACGTCAGTGGTTCCCGATTGTGGACGCAATACCCGGGGGATGGCTTCAAGCGGTTAGATTCTGGGATAGAGCGGCGACCAAACCGAGTGAGACTAATCGCGACCCCGATTGGACGCGCGGATTAAAGATCTATAAATATCCAGACGGGCGATTTGTCGTGGCGGATTTAAAAAGTATGAGAGATACACCCGGTCAAGTGGAGTCGCTTATTCGCAACACGGCGTCTCACGATAGTTACTCAACCCGGATCTTATCGCAACAAGACCCAGGTAGTGCCGGAGTGGCCGAAGCCGAGAACTTTGTGCGAATGCTTTCGGGCTATGACGTTCGTACAGTTCTTTTTAATAAAGATAAACTCACCAGAGCAAAACCAGTCTCCGCACAAGCCGAAGTAGGCGCTATTTCAGTACTCCGGGCACCGTGGAATGACGAGTTCTTTTCAGAGCTTGAAAACTTCCCCGAAGCGGTGCACGATGACATCGTTGACGTCTTATCAGGGGGATTTAATTCGCTAAGTGGAGGTATGTCACTAGCTGACGTATAGAGGGGATACATGGCGGATAAAAACGATAAACCAAAAAAATCAAATGCTTTCGAGCTGATTGCTGAAGAACCTAAAAATATTCAAAACGATTTCGGACAAGCCATCGGTTTTTCTAACCCATTCGGCTTTCAAAGCGGTATACCCGGACAAGGTGGTTTTTCTGGTGGGACGTATCAGCAAGTTGAAGATTCCGGCACCATGTGGAACGGCCTTCGGTGGTATCTTGTTTCAAATTTCAGACAACTTCTTTCACAAGCCTATGTTGAAATGGGTCTTGTTCGAACGATCGTTGATGTGCCAGTTGATGACGGACTTCGTGGTGGGGTGCTTATAAAATCAAAGCAACTAGATGAATCACAAATTAAAGAACTTCATCTAAGCATGGATCGTGATGACGATTTAGGTGTCGCCGGATATGCCGGAAAATGGGAGCGTCTTTACGGAGGGGCTGGGATTATCGTTCTCGTTAACGACCAAGACCCAGAGGAGCCATTTGATATCACCTCGGTAAAAGAGAATACCGAGCTTGAGTTTCGAGCGGTTGATATGTGGGAGCTTTTTTGGGATAAACAAAACCTAGAGGGCTTTAACGCCGAGGGACTTCAAACACAAGATAATTTTGAATTCTATAAATACTATTCTGAAAATCTCCATAAGACCCGCGTGATGAGACTGAAAGGTCTAACTGCTCCAAGCTTTGTGCGCCCACGCTTACGGGGCTGGGGTTTCTCTGTTGTTGAGTCTTTAGTTCGGTCGATGAACCAATATCTAAAGGCGACGGATTTAAGTTTCCAAGTATTAGATGAATTTAAGCTCGACGTTTATAAGATTAAAAATCTCGTGAATACACTTCTCAGCTCCAACGGCACGAGTAAAGTTATGCAAACCGTTCAGATGCTTAACTGGCAAAAGAACTATCAAAACGCCATCGTTATGGATAGCGAGGATGATTTTGACCATAAACAACTCTCATTTGCTGGTCTCGCTGACGCGATGGCTGAGATTAGAATGCAAGTCGCAGCCGATATGCGAATGCCCATTACAAAGCTTTTCGGGACTTCTGTTAGTAAGGGTTTTGCGACCGACGAAAATGATATGGAGAATTACAACTCCATGGTGGAGTCAGAGGTCCGGGGAAAACTAAAATATCATATTCTCCGTATGCTTGAAATAAAGTGTCAAAAGATGTTCGGCATGATTCCCGATGATCTTGAAATCGAATTTAAACCTTTACGTGAATTATCTGCAGTCGATCAAGAGACTGTCAAAGCCGCTAAGTTTGATAGACTTGATCGAGCGATAGGAGCCGGGCGAATTACTGATTTAGAATTTAGAGACGCGTGTAATAAAGGGAACTTATTTGACGTTCAACTAGACACCACAGCGAGCGCCCTAAATGACCCAGACCTGGGGGTGAATCAAGAGGACGAAGAAGAGGAAACCCCGGGTGCAGAGAAACCGGATAAAGAAGACCCTAAAAAAGTTAAGAAGAATAATTCAGCGGATTTTGATAAAGCTTCTTACGAAGCCGATGGCGGGGACGCGTGGATAGATCCGAAACGCCAAGCTTTATTCGAAGACCCGAGAAATGTGGATAAAGGTTTGTGGAGTCGGGCGAAAGACGCTTCTCAAAAAGCGTTCGGTAAAGATAAATGGCAGTTTGTTACGTGGTGGTACAAAAAGCAGGGAGGAAAGTTTTCATGACAGAACTTAAGAAGCGAAAACTTATGATCGTAATCGAGGACGACGGGGATCAAATGTTCCAATTCGGTCTCTTCGGGGACGTTGAGCGGTTAGACACTCCCGGTATTAAATTCTCAGCGGCTGAGTATTGGGGCGTGGAGTTTATGAAGGCCTGCCAGGCCCGACTAAACCAAGGTGGCGTGAAGAGATTAAATCGAGAAGAGAAAAGAGCGCAAAAATGACACAAAATCCAAGTGTAAATGTGAATTGGGTACCCGGTATAACGCTTGAAGAAATGGAAAAGCATTGTATTTTAGCTGCCATTAGGTTTTATCGGGGAAATAAAACTCAAACAGCGGGGGCGCTCGGTATAGCCATTCGCACACTGGACGCTAAATTGGAGAAATATGAAGCCGACACACTCAGAGAAGACGAAAAGCGAGTGCTTGACCGAATTGAGCGAGCAGCCACTCTTGACCGAATGCGAGGGGTTGAGTTCACCCGACAAAACACCGTCGGAAGCGCATTTCAATCCCAGCCAGCTGAACGAAATCGTCAAGCAGAGCAAAAAGCTGCGTCCGTACTTAACGCCCCCAGTGGGATGGGTGTGGAATCCTCTGCTAGGGCTACCACGGAACATGTCGTGCCCTTGCCTGAGCGGAAAGAAGTTCAAAGCGTGTTGCCTAGACAAGCTGGACAAAATCGTAAGCATGGACACCGCTAGGGCGTATCAAGAACAAATGAGTAAACCCGATCTAGTGTTCCAAACAAAAGATAATACCGAAGCAATTAAGAGGAGAGTAGCCGATGCAGTTAAAAGGAAAAATAACTCAGCTTGAAATAACCCGCCACAGTACCGAGAGAACATTTAAGGTCGAAGTATACGGCCCGATGAGTGTGGAGAACGAGAAAATATTTCTAAACGGATTTACAAACGGAGACACTCCCGCAACCGTTCACGTAGAACCAACACCCTTTGGCACAAAATGCCAGATCACCTTTGGGGAATAAACGATGCTACTTACAACACCAACAGGCACACAAGTTGAGTTCACACAAGGTGATGACGTTACGCTTACGTTTCTGGCTACTGATGATTTGGGGAATCCCCAGAATTTAACGGGCGCAAGTCTTTCGACTCAGGTTCTTGGTGTTAACATCGTGGGCCCGATCGTATTCCCAAATAGCCAACACACCCTTTTAAACCAGTCCACCAATACGGGACAATTTACTTTAGCGTTTGCAAATGCCGGAGCGGATACGACTAACTGTGCCGAGGGGGCTTCAAAGCAAGTACTCACCACCGCTGTGATTGCGGGAGTGCAGACGACTTATCGCGGGAATAATTTGCTCACCGTTTACCCAAACGTCCCGCTTCAGTGATTAAAGTTAATATGCTCGAAAATCGATTAGATGATCCACTCCCACCGATAGAGGACTATTGGCCTAGTGCTGATCTTTCGGGGTTTGAGTATTTCGCCATGTGGCTATCTGGGATAGGTGTCGGGTTTGCGTGCTGCCATTGGTGGTTATAGGGAATGGAATTAAAACCACTTCGCGATAACGATAAAGACTTCGAAGTAATTGAGCAAAAAATCCGAGCCCTTTTTAAACGAGAAATCTATCTACCTTTAATTCGTGAGCTTTCTGACCACTCAGACGTATTGCTTAACGCTAAGTCTGGACTTCTCGAAGCGATTAGGACTGGACGCGTTCAATTTTATCGGGGACACTTCAGTGGACGATTCAACGCTACTATTTCGAAAGAAATAAAAGCGTTGGGTGCGCAGTGGAACCGAAAGACAGGGACGTTTATCATTCCACAGTCGTCACTCTCATACGAAGTACGAAATGCGATTTCCGCGAGCTTCTCTCAGTTCCAAAAGAAGGTAAATATCATCGACCGCCATCTCGCGCAGATAGTGCCGGAAGAAATTGCCGACAAGCTAAAATTATCTGATCACTTTGACAGTACTTTATGGAAAGTGGACAGAGATTTTAAGTCCTCTTTAGATGGCGTAACTATTAGTCCTTCCCTCTCAAAACCGGAGCGAAAGCGTCTGGCTGATGAGTGGCAAAACAATATGAAGTTGCACATTAAAGACTGGACTCAAAAAGAAATTGTAAATCTCCGTAAAGGTATGCAAGCATCAGTCTTTGCGGGGAATAGACGAGACGTTGCCGCCAAAACAATACAAGAATCATTCGAAGTAAGTCAGAACAAAGCTAAGTTTCTCGCACGACAAGAGACCAGGCTACTACTGACAAAGTTCAAGCAAATCCGATACGAAGCGGCGGGCGTAAACGAATATAAATGGGGTTGCGCGAATAGAGCGCATCAAGCGGCGGGCGCACCTTACGTAAAAGGTCAAGTCCGGCACGACCACGCAAGACTTGAAGGAAAGATATTTCGGTGGGACAATCCACCTATAACCGACGCTAAGGGGAGCCGAAACAATCCGGGACAAGATTATAATTGCAGATGTTTCGCAATTCCGATTGTGAGGTTTAAAGAATAAAAGGGGAGAGACAATTTGAAACAAAGCATATTGATCTTGGCTGTTTCTTTACTTTTTTTTTCCTCATCAACCTGGGCAAGCAACGTAAATATTCTCGACTACACTATCACAAGTGGTTCAACGACGGCTTATGTGACGGCTGTCTCAGCCACTCCAATCACCGTCTCTCAAATATCTGTCTGCGACACCAGCGGAAAAGTGGTTAAAGTAGCTTTCGGTGCAGCGGGAAGCGAAGTGGATCAATTCACAGCTCCCGTTAGCGGGTGCGCTCTTTATCCGGTGAATCCGCTTCTTTCTTCAGGCTCTAGAGTGTCAGTTAAAGTCTACGGACTCACACCAGCATCAACGGGCGTCAACGCAATTAGTTTCTTACCATGAACATAAAGGGGAAATATAAAATGAAAAAACTTACCTTAATTCTAAGCTTCGCTCTGTTCTTTCTCGCGGCCACGGTACAAGCCGGTAATGTCAATATTATCCAGTACGCTCTAAACGCCGGGAGTACTGTCACCTATCAAACAGCTTTTACAAGTATTCCCGTAACGATCAACTCAATCTATGCTTGCGATGCCAGCGGTCAAGTTGTGAAAGTCGCGCAAGGTCCCGCCGGGTTTGAGTCTGACCTATTTGTCATTCCCACCAGTTCATGTGCACTCTTTACGGTCAACCCGTATCTCCCCGCCGGTACACGTCTCTCTATCAAAGCAACGGGCGTTACGGCTGGACCTACGACAGGTACAAACTCTCTGAGCATTCTACCTTGATCGAATCAGTCACCAACTCTCAGGGCAAGATCTTTTACGGGATGCACTTCTATCCCGGTGTTGCTCGATACGAAGCCCCGGATCAAGAGCCGCTTACCGTATTCATAAACGAAAGTACGATTCGTAAAATGGGTCCAAGTTTTGCCGGACGCCCCATCTTTGTGGACCACGTCGCTGAAGTCGACGGAGATATTAACGAACTTCGCGGCGATGCGGACGGTTGGGTGGTGGAAAGCTTTTTTAACGCCGCCGACGGAAAAACTTGGGCTAAATTTATTATCGTAAGCGATAGAGGGCTTCGTGCCATTCAGCACGGTTTTAAACTCTCAAACGCCTATATCCCTGAACTTCGTAACCAAAAAGGCACATGGAACGGTGTCGACTACCAACAAGAAGTGGTGGGTGGGGAGTTTGAGCATTTAGCTATTGTTCAAAACCCGAGATACGAAGAGTCAGTTATCATGTCACCCGAGCAGTTCAAAGCATACAACGATGAAAAAACCATTGAGCTAAAGCGGCTTGCAAATTCAAAAGATAAAAAAGGAGAGAAGAAAATGGGATTTGAATTCTTTAAACGATCCAAAGTTGAAAACTCAGCCGACGTTGGCGGCATGATGGTGAAGCTTCCTAAATCTAAAAAGGAAATGTTTGTCACCGATATCATCGAAGAGCACGACAAGTTTCTCAACATGCATGGTTACGCTAACGGTGACCACTTGGTTAAAGTCGGAAACGACGAGATGTCCGTAAACGATCTTGTGAAAAAACATATCGAAGCCCAGAACTCCATGGAAGAGGCAAAAAAGAACGCCGCCCGCGAAGATGGTGGGGAGCCTGGTCCCGATGATAAAGACGCCAAAGACCCGGCTATTGATAACGACGACCAAGAAAAGCGCATCGATGTCGGTGTTAAAGATGTCGACGGACGTGGGGGAGATAAATCCGTGAGCAATGACGATCAGGACTCTAATAAAGAGGAAGACGATAAAAAAGAAAAA